TGCAACATCGGGGATAAGTTCCCATTCTTCGCGGGGAACGGGAAGCCCATCAACTTCAACGAGATAGGCATCAGACCACGCAGACTGATCCATTCGCTCCACGATCTGCCGAATTGTCATCCCATGCTCAACCTGCATGACCTTCGGCGCATGGAAAGCCAGTGGGCTAACTATGATTTGTCGATTATCCACCTGTAGAATCCCTCAACTCTTTGTTTCCATTGTAGTCCGGTAAATTCCTCTACTGTCGAATCTGTTCCATCCATGATATGCAGCATCCGCCGTCGGTCAATGACAAGCCCTGCATGGCAAACAAGGCCGTTAACACGCAGCAAAATCACATCATATGGAATAGGCGTCTGTACTTGCCGCCATTTTAATCGTTCCTCTTTCATTGTCCTGGCCACCCGCCTGAGCGAAGCCAGCGAATCATCAACAAAGATTTCCGCATAATCGGGCAATTCAATTCCTAGTTGCTCGCGGTAAACCATCACGATTAATTTCCAGCAATCGCAGCCGTTTCTATTGTTTCCGTTTTTTAAAAATGGAATTCCGATGTAATTTTTAATGTTCATGAAAACAATCCCGTAAAATAAGAAGGTGTGAAGGATCCAGCCGGATAAGGCTCGGACTCCAGCGTCTCTAATTTCAATGTTCCTGTGATAGTGGTCGCATTATACTGTATATTCACCAATTTAAACTCTGGCCAACTTGCGTCCACAGTATCAAGTGCATTGTCCATAACAAGATCAAGTTGACATGTTACCGGCGTGTAAACACTTCTGATCGTCTCCATGTATGCGCGGTGAATATTGTCGATCTCGAGTTGCATCTCCCCCGGGCCTTCATCTGTTTCGTCGGGCAATTTAATCCTCACCGGAAGGAAAAAATATGTTTTCCCATTTGATATTGTGCCATAAACTTTTTCTGTATCAGTTGTAAATTCTGTCAGTTCCTGCGTTGGGTCGGTGCTTATTCTGATATCATCGGCAAGGTCTGGGTGTGAAAGTGTTATTAAAGCGATAGGAACGCGGCCCGTTTCCTGCGCAAAGGCGGCCTGACGAAAATTTAACGAAGTAGTAGTCATATATCCTCCTAAGGCAATATCTCCAGAGATAAGCTTACTTCATACACTTCCGGTTCAACTGCCGTCCATGATGGAGACTCGGTAAATCTCATCTCGCATGCGGCTGTATGCGCCGGCGGTTTTGTCCATGAAAATCGCAGAGAACCACCGAGCAATGTAGTGTTATAAAATGTTTCCAACATTGTTAATTGCGCTGCGGTCATTACCATCTTCCCAGATATAGGCTCTATTCCTGCTGTAAACCTTCTCCGTACCTTTGCAGGCCCGGCATCCATATTGGACTTGATGGTTACATCGGGAAGTGATTGTCCGTAGTTTGCTGTTAAAAAACGCTGCGGCAAGCTGGAATTCCATGTTGGTATGCTCATTTATTATCTCCCCGTGAGCGGTTGCCGCCCGCCCATTTGTCTCATGGCCCTGTTCGATTGAGAACCAAACTGCCCCAGTTTCTTGGCAACTGCTTGGTCAATATAAACATCAATCGCTTTTGATCCGTCTGCCGTAGTGCGTTCTTTTGTCGATACATCAGCTCCGACATTGTTGTAAATATTGACCTCGGTTCCTCCACCAGCTAAGGCCCTGACTCCCAAATCGCCACCTATTCTCGTCAGCGGCATTACTGCCTCGGGGCCAGACTCGCCCATAATTCCTGCCCCTCGCGCCATAGGAAATACCGTCGGCTGCGACACAATTCCACCGTGGGCAAACGGGGTAACATTGCCGTTCTGGAAGACATTACCATTTGCGGAGGGAACCATTCCTTCAAGATAGCCGACAACCAATCCGCCTATGCCCTGGGAAATACCCTTGAATAGCGGCCCCATAATTTGTTCTTGAATCGCCATTCGTAATAAATCGTCAATCATAGAGTTAATCATGTCTGAAAATGATGTTTCGCCAGTCCGACAAAACTTGACTATTGCATTTGTGCTGTCGCGTCCCCATCCTTCAATCGTTCTTTTCAGATCATCCAATTGGTCTTTTTCTTTTTTCGCCTCTTTGTCCAGCAGTTTTTCTTTGCTAGCTTTATACCATTCGTCGAGCTTTTCTTTGTCACTGATATATGTTGCGTATTCATCGTAACGAGACTGCAATTGGTCTAATTCATATTCTGTGGTTGACATCGTGGCGCGTTTATATTCGTCCTGAAACTTAGCTTGTTTATCGGCATAATCTTTTTCGTATTCTTCTAATTTTTCCCATTTATCAGCTTCATCTTTAAGGTATATTTCTCGCCTTAAATCTTGTGCTTTCTTTTGTTCATCAGCCTCTCTTTTTCTTTGTTCATCGGACACCTTTCCTGATACTTCCTCTTGCGCCGCTTTAGCCGCCCGTTGCGCGGCCAGAACCTTCTTTTCCGCCGCATCCTGCGCCGCCTTTGCCGCCTTCTTCCCTTCTGCTGTCAAAGACTGTTCGAGCTTAATCCGTTTTGCCATAAGGTCTTCAAGCGCTTTATCGGACGCATTGTATCGCCGTTCATACTCCATATTGGCATCCGCCGCCCGCTCGAATCTCTCCGTTGAGCTTTTTACGCCAAGCGCGCGCCCTGGGCCGTAAAGGAGCATTTGCGCGGATGTCATCGTACCGCCTAGTTTATCAAGGAACATCGCAAGCCGCCGGATTTCCGCCTGAATGTCAATCAAGACGATTCTGAAATTAACCCCCCAAGCGGTAATCTTGTCTTTGCTGTCGCCACTCAATTCGCCGTTAAGATCAGTAATTGCTCCGGTAATCGTTTCGATGATTTCAGCCAGTGCTGGCGTGAAGGCAAGTCCGAACGCCACCTTGAGATTATCTATATGGCGCTGCAAGGAAAGAACCTGCTTGCCTGCCGTCCCCATTGCGGCTTCATAGGTTCCGGCAATCATCTTGCCAGCATCCATAACGGCGTTCATTCTGATCTGTGATTTTTCGGCCTCGGATAATTGCGCCGTCACGCGTCCTGTGGCCTTCGCGACTGCCTGATAACTATTTTCAAAGTTGACATTGATGCCGATGGTTCTAAGGATTTCAACTTGGCCGGACTGTATGCCATAAACCATCCGTTGGAATGCCTCGGATGAATTGATATTGCCGATGACAGCCGCATCCTGGGCGACTCTCGCTAACTGTGACGACTTGGCAAGGTCAAGATTTGCCTGCACCATGCGAGTAAGTGTCTGCCGTGCCTCTATCATTGAAATACCGGCCTTTTCGAGGCTTTTGGTATAGGCTTCCATTTGTGCGCTAGTGTAACCGGCATTGTTGCCCACAACACGCATGACCACGCCCAAAGTTTCATAACGAGCGGCCAACATGGTAGCGTCCTTGACGTATTGCGCCATTTGCAGGACGCCGTAGGCTGCCGCAAGCTGTTTGACCACCCCGGCCATTTGCGTAAAGCTCCGATTGGCCGATGCGGTAGCGGTTTCAACTTTTTTTGTCGCGCCTTCGGTTTTGGCCGCAGCTTGCTCTAATCCGGCGAGGTCTTTGGACGCCGTGACAACGCCTTTGGAATCCACGCGAATGAAAAGGGATGCAATATCTCCGCTCATTTTTTATTGCTTTCCGTTAAATAAGCATGGTCAATTCTTTTTAGCGCTTCTATTTCCCACGCCGTCGGTTCCGTCTTTGTCAATTCCGCCCACGCTTTGATTTCGCTGAACGTCAGAGGCAATGCACCAACCTCCGAGTATCCCCTGCCGCCGGACAGTTCACAAAACCAGCCCCATAAATAATACAGGCAGTCCGGTATATCCACGGGGATGAGTTGCTCCGGCATGTTGCCTGTCTGCCTGTAAACGCTCTCAAGGTGTTCCCTCAACGTTGCGCCATCTTTCTGCCGTGCATTAAGTTGAAACTCATGCTTGGCATACTCGACAAGCGATTCGATCAGGCTTTGATAAAATTTGCGCGGTCACCGACTGCCGTATCCACCTGTTCTTTGATCCAGGGGAAACGCTCATAAAGCATTGCCGCGTTGTCCTTGTTGCAGGCCAGTTCCTTGCCGTCCACGGTCACAGTCTGCTTTTCACCCTGTCGCCATGATTTCGTGACTGCCGCAAGAAGCTGAATGCCGTCCGCTTCCACGGATTCAATCGGCACGTTGGTATTGCGGAAACCGCCCTTGCTCATTTTCTCCATGCGCTTTTTCTGCTGCGCTCTGGATACTCTCTGAAACTCATCGCTGTCTTTGCCGAGAACCGTGATAAAAAGTCCGAGGTCTTCATTCGTTGCCGGGTGGTAAATCGAAACCTCAAAGCCCGCGTTGCTTCCCTTTACTGTATCCAGTGCCGCAAGGTCTATTGTCTTTTCTACTCGCTCTTTCATTTGTTTGCCTCCTAAGTTTTGTTTATAGGCGGATGGTTAGCCTCCGCCCTGTTAATGGTTAAGCCTTTGAATCCTGAATGCTCAAGGTCGTCGCCAATGATGTTGCCGTGTTGGTCGTCCCATCATCGCCAGACGAATTGAACAGTGCGGTAAACGGCATGGTCTGAACCAGCCCTTTTTCGCCATCGTCCTTTGACGCTCCGCCGACTTTAACGCGGGGCATGGTAAAGGCGATAAAATCAGCGGTTGCTCCTGTGCCTGTCGTAAATACGCAGTTAATAGACACCTCGGTTTCATTCAGGAAGTAATCGCGGAAAGTCGCGTCTTCAAAGAATACGGTCATGTTGCCTTTTACGGCCACACGGCCATCGAAGATGTCCGGCTTCACGTTTGACCCGACAACAGGTTCGCTTGACAGGTTCCCGGCTACATCGAAATCAAGTCCGGTCAGAAGCGCAACCTTCGTCCCCTGAACATACAGCGCGCCATTGACAGCCGCCAGAACGCCGCCGGTAGCCGCAGCCATAACCGCTGAAAAATACGGTGACGAGGCAGAAGCATAGTTGACATAATTCAGCCCCATAAGGCCGAAGTCAACGGTCGCAAGCCCGGTCGCCGGCAGTTTAATTGCCATGCTGTTGACCTTGAGGTCATAAAATACCTCGGACAGGTCAACATCTGAAAAATAATGCTCAATTGCAAACCAGTCCTCTGTATGCCCAGACTGCGGCGTCCATGTTTTTTTACCCGTTACTGTCGTTGTAATCGCGTCGCCTTTGGCTTCAGTTGTCGGCCCAACACCATCAATCCCGGTTACAGTCATAACCGTTGCAGTCAGGGCCGTGATGAAGAAATTGTGGCCGTTATTGTTAGCCTCCGTCCAACCGGAGCAACGCACCACGTCGCCGACCTTAAAACCATCCGCAATCCATGAACCGTCTACGTCGTCGCGGGTGAAAGTTCCGGTTGCCGTCGCTGTGTTTGCCGCCGCCACTTTGGCATTGGTGGTGTCGGTC